GCGGATCCCGTCAAACTACAATCAGGATCGGTACTCAGACCGAGTCGTGCAGCTTCTTCCTCCCACTCAAGGGAGTCCCGCTTCTTAGCGGTGGTGATGACATACAGCGTAGGGGAGCCCTTGACCTTCTTACAAGCCAAGGACCCCCCTTTCTTGAACGAGGCGGCGTTACAAACCGACGTGAGATACCACGCCAGACTGGTCAGGGTCTTCCCCGAACCAACGCCTCCTGCAAGAATGCTGCCGGATCGAAGCTGGCGGACCGCCTGAATCTGCTCAGGGCGGTACACCACGGTCACTAGAGTCGTGCCTTCCTTTCTGCTTCGTTTTCAGTGCAGGATCCGAAGATCCAGTTGTCGAGATCGGACTTTGCAAGCTGGAACCCGAGACGTCCCTCCTTGTACTCCTCCTTGCGGAAGTCAGAGTTGGACTTCAGATAGAGATTCTTCAGGGCCAGGTTCTGTCGGTTTCCGTCCTTATACTGGACATAGTGACCATCGGGGATCTCACCCACGAAAGCAGTCCATACAAGAACAGCTCCCGAGTTGGACTTGCGCTCCCGACCCTTGGTACTAAGCTTCTCCATACGGTATATGCAGCAGCCATCCTTGTACCGGGGCGTCATGAAACGACCGGAGATCTTGTTTCGAACCCGACCATGATCCGAAACCTCGTACTTGCCATTGAGATTGGGGATCGTCTTCCATCGCTCAGCGGCCAAAGCGAGCCTTTCTATCCGCCTCCGACTCAACACATGAACCGAAGATGTAATCATCAAATTCGCTCCGAGTCTCCTCGAAGATCCGGTCCTGCTCGGCATTGTACTCAGCCCACTGCCTCTGTTTGAGAGTCTGCCAGTCAATTATCTCAAAATTGTCCAGCGTGAGGTTCTCCCAGTCATCGTCAATGGGTACCAGGACCTTCTTGGGCGGTAGGGGGCCATTGAAGGCCTCCCACATAACCCGATGGAACCTCTGAGACGAGCTCCTGCGAGTAACACTGCTTGTCAGAGATACCCGGAGTCTCCCCCGAGTATCCATCGTCAGCTTCTTCACAAGACCCGTCTCAGAGTTTCGACATCGCCCATCATCTGAAAACTCGTAGAGCTCCCAGGGGTGAATACCAACCGCCCACTCAGTCAACCTGGATCCTTCGGACGTGGTTGAGGTGGAGCTGGGTGGAGTTGAGCCCATTCTTCGTCGTAAGAGAGGTGTTCTTTGTGATCTTGATGTTCTCGAGGAATTTGTGCCCCTTGATCATTCGGACCTTGCCGTGCATAGAATTAAAGGCCAGCTTCGTGTCCTCACAGATATAGTCGTATAGATTGTCGACCATCTCGTTAATCTGCTCGTCATTCAGACTCATCGGTCCAGAACCTCCACCTTCTCAAGGGACCTGCCATTGTTGATAGACCAGGTGTTCCCGAACTTGACGAATTCGCCACCGAGCTCATCACACACCTGAATAAGGTACTGCGTACCCGAAGATGAGACGATAGTAACTAGAATACCATTAGTACCGAAGACCCTAGCGAATGAGGTCATACGGTACTTGTGGTCGCGGAAGAAGATATAGGCCGGAGCCTTATCCCCTCGAGGACCGTGAAACTTCTCCCAGAACTTATCGCCCGAGAGAACCTCGCAAGACGATGCACCGTGCAGAGCGTACCCATCAGAACGAAGCTTCTCGTCCTTGTAGAAGTTCTGGTAGTAGGTCTTCCCCTTCTCAAGGATCCGTACGGTCCAGGCACTGTTAGGAAGTTTTCGGACATCGATGACAGTCGCCTCTCGGCCATTTACATAGATACGAGGCATCGTGATCTTCTGACCGCAGGCCTTCGCAAGCTCCATGTGGGTGTTCAGCCGCTCTAGGTCAACAATCTCCCCACGGTTGAAGTGGAAGATGTTCTCAGTGCTGATATACTTGGGCTCGATCATTATCGTCTCCTCTTCGGGATGTCGTACTCATCTAGCAGGTAGTCCATAAATGCTTCAAGGTCTCGCTCGATGTTATCGGCGAGCTCACGATTGCGCACCATTGCGACACTCACAAGGAAGTCGTAGCCGTTTCCCTTGCTATGTCCTTTGGTGTCGCGGTTCATCACCTGAATCTTGCATCGGGGGGTCATCCGACGCTCAGGGTTCTTGATGTAGTCCAGGACGATCTGACGCCCGGGCTTTACGATTCGATCAGGGCGTAGCTCCTTGCGAGGAGGCTTCCCCTCTGCGACATCACGCTGCTGTGCGAGCTTCAGTGCCCGCTTCTCCTGCTCCTCTGCCTCGAGAACCGCACGGCGAATGTCCTCAGCAGAGACGATAAGTCCGTTAGCCAATTGTGTGTCCTTTCTATGGCTAACCCCGGGGCCCTTTTACAGACCCCGGGGGTTCAAATTAGAGCGAGCGGATCTCTCGGATGAAGATCCAGATCAGCCAGAGTCCTCCAGTCAGCATCGTGAGTGTGCAATCGAGGAGGAAGTTGAAGAAACCATAAGGCGCTCGCATCAGACAGCCTCCTCATCAGTGTACTTGGCGTCCAACGGGTCTTCCTGGATCGTGACATACATCGTACCGAGATATGCCTTGACTCCGGACTTACCGTTGACCTCCCACGGATAGGGGTTGATCGTCAGGTCGACGTTCAAGATTTCGGCATAATCCAGAGAAGCGATCGTGGCTTCAGTGAGATACGTCCGGTTCTTTGTGATACTCGGGATACAGATCACTCGAGGTGGACGAGCCCGGTAAGAGGCCTCTACCTTGATAAACCAGGTCACAGCATCTGGATCCTGACGAGACTCTCGGCTCTTGAGATTCCAGCCGTCTCGTTGCAGCTGCTCGACAAGATCCTCTGGGACCTCGACACAGAACGTCCGCTTACCATTAGCAAAGCGTCCCTCAGCAGAGAAGTCCTTGAAGAAGATGCGTGCGTTCTCGAGGGTCAGGTTTCCAAGTTGTGCCATTTGTGTGCTCCTTCTCAGTAGTTACGGTACTCGCGGTGGATGCGGTCGACGGGAAGCTTTGCAATTACCAGTACGTGGCGAATAAACTTCCCCAGGTTTGCCTTCTGGCGGCACTTGAAGAGGATGGTGTTTACAATGTCTTTACCATCCTTGAAAGAGATCGAGGCATAGACAACAGCGTCGGTATTCGTAAACTGGACCTCGGAGTTGTCTAGCTTGATCTGCATATTGATCGAGTCAATGTAGTCAGGCTTAATCTTAGACCGACCATCAATGTAAGCAGCGAGGTTCACACCCTGAAACTCGAGTGCTTCCTCGAACATATTGCCAGAAAGATCAAAGTAATCGGTAACATTGGTCATTAGCACACCTCAATCATGTCAGAGTTGAACTTGTTGAATGGAATCGCTGCCAGTCGAAGCATAGCAGTCATGAACTCGCTGTAGAGCTCTCGATCGGTGCAGATGTGGGGTTTTGTCTGGATCTGGTACGGCTTGGACTGCCATACAATGATCCCGCTAAGAATATCCATCCGCTCGTCCCACACGAATACGACGATAGGGTGTCTCGGGTGGGTGAATGTTGCAGACTTTCGGTCTTCCTCGGGATTACAAATCCATCCCGGATCAGGCTTCTCCGGAGTCCATACTGGATTCTTCGGAGGGTTGTTCGCAGAGACATATCGACCATCCTCCTCGAAATGGCCCTGGTACTTGGGTGTCTCGCTCATGCCAGCCAGTCCTCTTTCAGGTCGATCTTCTCGTGCATGATAGAGCGCAGGAACTCGCATGCAATCTGGTACTCTCGCTGGTTGTAGATATAGAGAGGTTTTAGTACGTCGTCATCCTTGAGGAATGCCCGCATGACCATAACCTTGTGGATCGGATCGTAGGTAATGAGATAGGAATCACCAAGATTCGTCTGGTACTCAATAGTGTCCGGTGAGTTGGTGATGAGAAGGATATCTCCGAGCGTCTTATCGCGGTGCTCAACCCCACGACGGAACGCCTCAAAACAGTCCTTCAGCGAGATGTAGTCAACATCAACACGAAGGTGGTCCTCGTGGCTCTGGATCATTGGCATTGTGTGTCCTTTCTAGAAAAGCCTATACCCCATGATCGGGGTATAGGTTGGAGATCAATCTTCGATCTCGACGTGGCTACGAGCTTCCTTAACTGCAGCGACAGTCTCGTCGAACTGCTTCTCCACTTCGCGGGCAATGATCGCACTAGCAGCGATACCAGTACCCACGGATCCAAACCAGAGCAGAATCTTAGCGATTCCACTCGAGTTCGAAACCAGGGGCTTGGTAAGCTTGCTGGCGATCATACCAGCTCCGATAGAGGTGAGTCCGGAGAGAATGATCTTAGCAACGGGTAGCATGAGTATTCCTTTCGAGTGAGGGGTCTCATATTACCCCTGGTTTGTGACGCGTACCCCCGGGCCCTTTTACAGACCCGGGGGCTTTCGTCAGTTGCCCTGCGAGAGCTTAGAAACAATACCCCGTCTCGAGTGAGGCATGAATACCAGCTCATTCACTCCAGACTGAGTGAACATATATGCAGTCCAGTTAAACCAGTTGAAGGACAGGATCTTGTCATCTCGAGGGCAGGCGATTCGACAGTATCCAAGATAGTCCTTTAGGATCCGGGCATTCCAGTACTTCTTGACTCGACCATTCGGATGATACACAGTCAGATTGAAGTGCTTGACATTGACACCATAGATGATTTCGTCATCTAGAGCTGGGTCTCGGTCCTTCTCGATAGAGCCTTCGAGATATGAGTCCCACTTGTTCTCAGCCATCGACACCAAAACTCCAATCGTAAGCGTCAAGCTCAAAGGGTGAAGGCCTCGAAGTCGCCATACTCTCCGATTGCAGCCTTCGCATCGTCAGCAAGACCTTCGAAGTAACTCCAGTCGACCCATTCCTTCCAATCGTCCGGATGGGCTTTCTTGAAGGACTCGAACTGTACCCACCTGTGACCGGTAGAGCCTGTTGCGGCATGGTAGTTGCCATCTTTCTCGCGGAGAAGGATCCCGCCTCCACGGTTTACGGGGACGAATGCGCCGGTCTTTCCGACGAATTCCATCTCGGGGTTGTCTTCGGTTCCGTTGTTCAAATACAGAGCGGTGGTTACGCTCTTGGTCTCCGCTACATCTCCAATCTCGAGCCCCTCCTTCGAGAAGAGCTCCTTGAAGACATAGGGATGCTGGAACTGAGCGCCAGTAGCGCCCCACTTCCCATCGCAGTAGTCGACGTATACAGCCTTGTTCACGAGACACATACGATCGTAAGTGGCCTCATGCTCGAAGGTGTAGCCGTACTTCTTGCCGAACTCCATGACCTTCTCAATGATCTCGGGAGTTGCCCTCGGGATCTTGATCGAGTCAGTCTTGATGTGGGCAACGTCGAAGCCCTGCTCCTGGACAAAGTGCTTCAGATCCACCATAAACAGTGCACCACGCTTTGCGACAATGTTGTCCACATTGCGGGGGTCCTTGAAGGGGTTGGAGAACTTTGCCGCAGTGAGACCGTACACCGAGTTGATGACGATCTTGAGAGCAAAGGCCAGTGCCTCATAGTCCACTCCCTCGTCTAGGAAAGGTGCGAGTGCTCCATCCAGAAGTGATCGGGCTGTGGCGTCGTCGTGGTGCTTGATTGCGACTCGGGCCCGCTTGATCTCGCTGAAACGTTTAGTGTATCGGTCTCCGAAGAGGTTGAGACACTCGATTGAAGTGGGATGCATTGACGCAATGTCGAGAAGAGCGACGTCGACGTAGATCCCTTCCTCGGCATAGACGTACCCGCCTTCCCCAACCTCCTCCCCGCGGTAGGTAGATTTACCGTAAGCGAACTGATAGCCAGGGAATTGCTGACTGAGATCGGTGTAAACGAACTCATTCTGAGGATTCCTGTTCTTCCCAAAGATGATGTGCTGTGAGTGCTTGTTTGTTGTGTCGTTCGGGGTAAGCCCGGACAACTTGGCAAGCATAAGACGGGCCTGCCAGTCCGCATGAAGGTGGTCGAAGACCTCCTCGGTAGCGATAACGTCATTATCGCAGTACTCAGCCACCTCTTCCCAGCGCTCCTCGGGTACATTCTCATCCCAAGGCAACCCGAGCTCCTGGTGGTGGAGCCCAAGCTCAATCTCCCACTTCTTGAGGGACATCTTGGTCGCTGCGAAGTCGTATACATCAGCATACGAGAGGTTGTAGGCCTCGACGAAGCCGGCGGTAACGCTATTCTTGATGATCCGCTCGCTCAGCTCGAACAACTTGGCATTGTTGAAACCGAGCGTGCGGGCGTACAAGATATGGTTGTCATACTTTCGGCAGTTGAACCCCACAAGACGCATCTCACAGAGGGCCTCGATCTCCTCAGGTTTGGGATTGATCATCCGATGCACGACCGGATTACCTTTCACCTTCCAATTCACGAGGAACAGGTTCGGGAATACCTCACAGTCGAAGAATACCAGCTCGCCAGTGGGGAATCCTACGACCTTCTCGTCAGGATCCTCGTTGGTGAATGGCATCCCCATGACAACCTTGATTGCTGCCTCCGCCTGATGAGTCGAGGCCATAGCAAATGCCAGGATTCGAGGCTTCAGGTCTTTGACGTCATACACCATCCCCTGTTCCTTGGCGTCACGGAGGATCTTGGCAATGAAGTCAATGGATGGCTTGGTCGCTGGGTGGATCTCCTTCCGGAGGTTGCGTTCAATAAGCTCCCTGACCTTCTTCTCGTTGGCCATGGTGGTCTTGTTGATCACTTTGCGCTCCTTTAACGGCAGCCCTTCTGAAATATGGGCCACCGGGATGTTGTTGCAGTGCGAGACCTTCCTCCTTAGAGAGGAGTCTCCTGTGAAGACCTTGATCTCAATGTCTTCATCGTAGAGCCGCGCCAGTTCGGAAGGGTCTCCATCGTAGATGTAGTGGAGGTGAACTCCATTTCCACCTTGACTGGTCTCGGCATAGGTTGGGGGCCATTCGGAGCCAGCTTGAAGGTTTCGATTAAGGTCCTTCCTACCATCCTGCTTGATATCAAAGTCGATGACGATGTGGTTCTCAGGGACTTTGACATAGTGGACCTCGCTTGTGTCAATGTCTTTGAGCTTGGTCTTGACATTCACCCATCGATACTGAGGGGTTCCTCCGCTACTAGCGGACTGGGCTGGGCACTCGGCCAAGACTTCGTCAAGTAGGGATTCTTCGCAATCCAACGCAAGCGAATACGGCTCCTCTGGAGTGGGTTTGAGTTCGGCAGGATCGAAGAGACTGGCTCGAAATCCGGTATAGACGTTGCGTAGTCTGTCGTCTCCGGTTCGCATTCGAGGGTGGAACTCATCGAAGTAGTCTTTGAGCTCTTCTCGGAATATGTACCGACTCTTCGGGTACGGGATATTACCTTCACTGCAGTACTCCTTGTATAGCTTATAGGCCATCGAGAGCGTGACCTGGTTCTCGCTCTTGAACTGAAGGTAGTTCTCTTCAACAAAGTTGTAGAGGACGTTAGTCTTCAGCATCATGTTCTGAGGTGTGTATGTGTCGTAGTAGTGTTTACCAAGGCTACGATACACCTCAAGGCAGTGGTTAGCGATCTTACCAAGTTCATCACGAATCTTCGTCATGAGTGTATGGTACTCACTGGGGTCGACTGTATCTCCCGTGGGGGAGATATCAATCAGCCTTCGAATCAAACCCGACTTGGAATCGGTGATCTTAACTGGCTTGTTAGTACCGATGAAAAGAATCGCATCCACTCGCTTGGGATAGCGCTTGACACCCTTCTCATTGATAAGAATGGTTTCATGTGCCACTGCGCTGTTGAGAAGTCCGTTAGACTCAATCCTAGACAGGTCTCCATCCTGGTCGATCGCTACGAGCGAACTCTTGGCGAGAGTAGATGTTGAGAACTGATCGCTACGGGATCCAAGAGCGCCCGCATCAAATGTAGTTGTATATCCTTGAAAGAGTGATTCAAGGATGTTGAGTACGGTAGACTTACCGGACCCCGGGGGACCATATAGGACGGCAAACTTCTGTATCCGTTTACTGTCACCAGCCATGATTGACCCGATGAGCCACTCAAGCTTCTGGCGATCTGCTTCCGAATATAGAACGCCAATGAGCCTATCCCAGGACTCTGGAGTGCCTACCTCAAGAGAGTACGAAAGTCTTGCGGTCGCATAGTCTTCCTTTCGAGACTTAGTATCCGCAAATATGAGTTTCGAGTTAAGCTCCTGACCATTGTCAGGAAGCCTGGACATCCAGGTCTGGAATGTAGTCCAGAGTCCGGTGCTGTAGTTGGAGAGGGTCTTCACAACAGTTTCGAGCTGACCATTGTGCTTCTTCTGGTAGTTGAAGAGGTCCTGATCCACCAACGTAGCGACGTCAAACTCGTCAGTGGACCAGAGACCCTTCTCCTCGTTCCATATGGCTTGGAAGTCTCGCCCCTGGACAAGAATATCCCTCGACCTTCCGACGAGGAACTCGGGGTAGATTTCCACCTTTCCACTCTTGGTGGTTCGCTCGCAGATTCGGTAGAAATCCATGAGGCTCCTTACATATAGTTCTCGTTGACGTAGGCATTCATCTGGGCCCAGATCTCTGCCTTACGCATATCTCTTGCACCGTGCAGAGGGATCGCACGAAGAGGGAACATGGATCCGAGCCCCATCTTCGTGTAGTCCCGCGCATTAATCCGCTCAAGGATGGAATCGACTTCCTCCTCGCAGCGGGGGTTAAACAGTGTCTCATCGGTGTAGTCGTAGAGACCGCAGTTCTTAACCATCTCCCAGAAGTACCACTCAAGGGAATATGGCGTATCGTCATCCTCGAGCATCATGTCCATACGCTCGGCCAAAGCGATGAACATCTCAAGCATCGAACACGTCTGTTCGTTCAACCAAACATACGAGACGTCTCCCGCATCCTTGATGAACGCACGACGCAAGTCGATGCCATCCTGTGCACGATTAACATCATTCCCGATCGTCACCCGGAATGGTGTCTGGTGCATGATCTCGAGTAGTTGCAAATATGACTGGTCTGGGGACTCAGCAAACCGAGTATCCCCCGTTCGATCGACAAGCCAGTCAAAATATGAGTTATCCGGTGCAGCCTCGATCATTACTCATCCTCGTAGGGCTCAACTCCGAGGACAGTGTGCTCATAGGAATCGTCGAGGAGAGTCACCTCGAAGTCCGCGTGGCGGCTCATGCTTCGGATGTAGATGATGGTGTCGGAAGCGGACACCCCGCTGATAATATTGTCAAACCACTCAGTATTCTGCATGGGGACTCCACGGTTGTCTGCAAAGACGTCATCCTCCATGTAGTACGTGAGCTCGACATGCTCCTGATGGCCCTTAGCCATATACTCCTCACGAGTAATCTGGTAGGCCTCGAAGTGCTGTCGGTCGAGGGTTCGCTTCTGGACTACCTCTTGGTCGGAATCCTCCACAGGAGTCGGAGAGTAATCCACAATAGCTTCCGATACCAAATGCTCAGAATCGGATTCGCTACCCTCAGGATCAGCTCTTGCTCCCACCTCCGCTTTGTGCTTAGCTTTAGCAATTTCAGCCAGCTCCTTGTTGATCTCGATGGTTGCTTCTTGGAAGTCTCGCTCGAACTTGCGAGAGAGTGTGACATATACGCCCAGGCCGCCGGCGATAGCTCCGGCTCCGAAATATAGAACCCGCTCAAGCATATGCGCCTCAGATCTTGTCGTACATGACGCCATCGACGTTGAAGTCCAGCGCCCACTTCGTCACGAGACGACCGTTAGCATCCTCGCCCTCGAAGAGACCGTCGTGAATGTTGAAGTCAACGAAGTTGTCACCGTTACCCTTGACCCAACCAGTGATAGCACCGGCAGGAGTGTGGGGGAACCCGAGCATCTTGTAGACCTCATTGAGGAAGATGTGCCCACGAGTCTGAAGAATATCGTTAGCGTACTGCTGCTGGCACTTCAGGTGAAGCGCAGACAGGTCCTCATCCGCAGACCAGTTGTGGTTGGTCTCGTCAAAGATAACGCCGTACGGAGAGGTGTCGCCGTACTTGAGAACGGACTCAGTCGTCTCGCCGTCCACCACAAGCTCCTCGGTGGGAACCGAGATAGCCTCGAGGACAGCGTCATTGCCGAACTTAGCCTCAACCTTCTTCTTGTAGGACTTGAAGGCCTGGTCCACAGCAGCGTAAGCAGCAGCCAGAGAGGCGTTCCGCTTGAGCATGATACCGTGACCGGTAGCCAGAGCGGCGATCGAAGCCGCACCAAGAATCAGCGCAGGAGCATACAGCTTCCCGAGCTTGGTCGCCATTCGGGTGTACAGGACAACCTTGTCATGAGCGGCGTTCTTGTCAGAGAGCTTACCCTCCTCCTGGGCCTCGTGGACCTTGACGAGAAGAGAAGCCTCCTCGGCCACAGTCTCCTCAAGCTTGAGGGTGGCCTTGGAAGCGAGAACAGTGGTACCAATGAAGCCGGCAGTACCAGCGACAGTCAGGATGGTCGGAGCGTGCTTGCTGATAACCAGCGAGGTCCGACCGATGATGCGAGTTGCGAAGGAGAGATTCACTTGATCCTACCAGCTTTCTTGAGTCGAAGATAGATTGCTATTACCTGGTCGTCTTCCATGCGCTCAACGCGCCGACGCCATTTGTCTGAGTATGGATATGCGGCGATCAGTGCGAGCCGTGTCTGTTGAGGTGTCATCGTGATGTAACGTGATCAGGTTTGGGAAGCTGAAGCATGTATCCATGCCTTGAGCGGATTACCGACATGTTCCGGGCCGAAGTCCAGCCCCAGTTCTCATCGGTATACTCGGTCGTGATACCACAGAGGTCGTACAGGTCTGCCACGGTGGCGAGACCATATTCGTCGACCAGGTCCGCAAGGCGGTCGAGAACGAGGTACGCTTCATCTCGCGACTCGAGCTCGATGTCCGAGAAGTCGTGGTAGCGGCGATTTCGTGGAGATGCATCTCTGCGGTTGCCTGGAGCTGAGCCCGGACGAGAGTAGGAGCCGTAGGAGACTCGCGTCCCGCCCGAACTAGAGCCGCGTCGAGGAGAGCTCTCTCCAAAGAGCATACGTTCGATACCCTGAGAAACCACGTCAGAGATGAGGTTCTTGAATGCCGGGATTGCAACATCGTAAACAAGATACTCTCCGACATTGTGAATGTCCTCTCCAACGAATGCGGATACGGCCTTGGTGGCGAAGCCTTGCTTCTTCTTGGTGACTGGTAAGGAGGTGACCTGCTCTACCTTCTTTCGCTCCTTGAGTTTGGAGTTGGAAGGTAGCTCAGGTCGGATTGGGGCATTTGCCATCGTGTGTCCTTTCGAGTTTTGAGGGGGCCCAGATTACTCCAGGCCCCCTCGAGAATATGATCAGCCGATCTGCTCAGTGATCTCCTTGTACTTCTGGTCATCCTTGAGAGACTCGAGCAGCTTGGTCGGAAGAATACCCTCCATGAGCTCCTTGGCGAACTTCGGGTCGGAAGCGATCTTGTCGAAGAGGACCTCGTAGACGGGGCCGTCAATGAAATTCTTCGTGATCAGATCAGACTTGACGAAACGCTCGCCCTGTCGCTCGCCATAAGCCTTGCCGATGATGTTGTCGGTGAACTCGACAATCTGGAAGAGGTTCTCGTCCGCCTGAGCATTGGTGATGTACTCCTGGAATGCGTTGACTCCGTTGTACTCCTTAGCAAGCTCAAACACCTCTCGACGAGAAAGGTTGAAGTAGAGGGTGTGAGTAGTAACCTCGTCGTCGAAGAAGGACTTGGCGCGAACGGTGGTCTTGAACATGAGTATCCTTTCAAAAGCCTATATCCCAGGTCGGGATATAGGTGGTTCACTTGGTGGTGGGTTCGGTCTTCTCAGAGTCGTCCTTGGAGCTGGAAACGATGTTGTTTCCGGCGAGCCAAACGGACTGGTTCTGGGTGTAGGGCAGAATGAACATGATGGGTCCTTTCAAGTGGTGGTTCATTATACCCGTGGTTTGTTACGCGATCTTGAAGTAGTTCTCCTTCGGCGCAACAAGGAAGTCGACAGTCAGAACAGGGTTTCCCTTTGGATCAAGCTGCGATCCGAACTCGACGCTGAGGGAGTTGGGCTCAGACCATCCGACGAGCTCTCCAGCTGCGACCGGAGGGAGTCCGAGTCCGGTGTAGAACTCGTTGAGGGAAGCGTAGCACTCAGTGTTGAGCTGGCCGTTGATGTTGTTCTCGACCCGACGGATAGTCTCGATGTCGGATCGGAAGTACCGACCTGAGAAGACGTCGTAGCAGAGGACATCCCCCGAGGCGGCCACGAGAACAGTGCCGGATACAGGCTCTCCAGCATCCTCGAGAGCCTTCTCTGCAACACGAGTCTTAATCTTCTCTCGGTCCTTCGGCTTAACCACTTCCGCCACAGCGTCACGATACCTCGCAAACGCCTTCTCGCTACCTGCGTAAGCGAGCGCAAACGCCGCACCTCGAGCGTATTGGACACGGTTAGCTGCGACGATAGCCACCAGTGTCGATACCCCTGCGATAGCAGCGGGAATGTAGCAGCGGTACGAGATAGTAAACTTCTCTTTCCAATCAAGGTCCTCGGGCGAGCGGAGGTTCTCCCGACAATAATCTGCTGTCCTCTCAATAGCGAGCGTGGCCCCACGCGCCGTGAGTACGGCTGTGGTGACCGTCCCGATACATGCCGCAGCGGTGAGGATAGCAGGTGCGTTTTTCTTGAGTAGCTCCGTACCTGTAGCGACATTCACTTGTACTCCTTTCGGTCAACCCTCTTGAGCTTCGGGTCGAGCTTGTAGTTGTCTCGGTTGTTTAGGCAGCTAAGGATATAGCTAGGCTCAAACTCCCACATGCCGTTCTCCTGAGGGAACTTGCGGAAGTCGATTGAGTCTGCTGCCATGCGACGAAGATACTCGCGTCGATCATCGCCTCGCTGGTAAGACCGAGCCTCGACAGTAGGTCCATCTGCCCCTAGGTAGAGGATCTTCAGTCCGTCCCCAACCACGATATCAGAGTGTCGACTGAGGAGCTCGAGTGTGCCTCCGACTGTGAGAATGACAACTCGATTAGGCCGGTCGTTCCGTCGGGAAATCTCATCACGCGGAACTCCGTATCGCCAGCCTCGGAAGACCTCACAACAGATAAGATCTCCTCGTCGTTCCCACTCTCCAAAGGCACCATCCTTGAGGAAGTAGTAGGTAGAAGAGTCTTCTCCCATACGTCGAGGGCGTGTGGTGGCAGTTCGGGCAGCATGGTATCCATCATTCTGAACCATTTTCTGTTGAAGGGTTGTTTTGCCTGAGCAGCTGGGTCCTAGTAGGACAGTCAGCATTGTGTCTCCTTTCTATCAGGCAAAGCCTATATCCCAGGTCGGGATATAGGTGGTGTTTACCAGCGGGAAGAACGGATGCGGCGGTTCATGTGGCGCTGCTGCATATTCAGAACGTACTTCATCCGGGTATTGGCCCCGCGTCCAATAAAGCAGGAGGCGAGGATAATACCCATGATGAGGAGGGAGTTCCGAATAACAGAAACGGTGAAACGGATGAGCATTGGAGGTTCCTTTCGTAGGGTCTTCAATATACTCGTGGTTTCTGTCGCGGAAAGCCTATAGCCCTTGTTGGGGCTATAGGTGAGAGTCAGTCGTCGGAGTCGGACTCGGCGGAGTCGATCTCATCGAGGTCATCGTGCTCGAGTTCCTCGGAGTCCTCGATCTCCGGTACCGAACGCACAGCCATGAGGGTCAGAGCGGTGCCTGCTGCAATAACAGCGGCGCCGGCAATGATCTTCTTAGCATTGCGCTTGATAGCGGGAACGAGAGCGTCCTTGTTGAACTTGAACTCGATGACGGGCTCGGCGGTCTCGACGTTGTTGTCGTTGGTGTCCATGGTGGTTCCTTTCGAGTAGAGGGGTCTCATATAAGGGTCAGTTTTTCTCGCGGATCTCCAACTGAAGCTCCTTGATCTCGAGGACAGACTTAACCTGGGCCTTGACGAGCATATCAACGCTGGTCTTTAGCTGGTCTCGCTCATGGTCAGCCTTGGCGAGTAGGATAATGAGACCAATAAGAGCGAGACCATAGGCGATAGCGACGGCGGTGATGGCGGGAGCGAACATGTGTATTCCTTTCAAAAAGCCTATATCCCAGGTTGGGATATAGGAGTGGATCGAAGTCACTTGGAGAAGCACTTCAGAGCAAGTCGCTCGAACTCTTCCATAGTATCGGTGTCTTTCAGAGCGTCGTTCTCTTTCTTGAGTCGAAGCGAAAGCTGGCGGTATTTTTCAGCTTTAAACTTCTGCTCTTCATGAGCAACGGCGAACCAGATAGCCATAATAGTGGTCAGAGCGAGGGCGATGTATAGCATTGGTGGTTCCTTTCGTAGGTCTTCAATATACACAGAGTTTTTCTCGCGCAAAAAAATAAAAGCCTAGATCCCATGGCGGGATCTTTGGCTGAGAGTTTAGTAGGGATCAGATTTCACGGGTCTTCTTGCCGAACACATCGCCAATCAGCAGCAGGGTGCTGAGGATGACGAAGGGGAGGGCAATGAGAGCAGCGAGGGTGAACATTGTGGTTCCTTTCTAGGGTCTTCAATATACACCGTGTTAATTTTGCGACGGATGTTACTAATGTGACTAAAAACTAAACGCCGGGAAATTTTGGCGTTTAGCTTTCGAACTCACAGATAGAGTCGGTCGTACTCAGCAGAGCTCAGTCCGGTAGCAGCAAGCTCCTCGGCGTAGTCGAGGGCGGCCTGGGTAGCAGCGGGAGAGAGGTTCATGAGAGTGTCCTTTCTAGGTCAGGGTTTCAATATAGACCCCGTTTTTCTTGCGAAAAAAAGATAAGCCCAGCCCCCCATGCGAAGTGCACAGGGGGCCAGGCGGATCTCAGAAGGGCTTGACCTTCATGATGAGGCCGAATGCCTTGGAGGAGACCACTGCAAGCCGCTCGTACTGCAGAACTGCCACGATCCCTAGAATCGAGGTTGCTGCACCGAGCACTGCGTCGGGGCTGAGCTTCTTGCTTTCACCAAGAGCTTTGGCTTTAGCAAGGGTCTCAACATTGCGAGCAATGGTGGTGTAGTCCTCGGATGAGGGATCGTGAAGTTCCGCTTCCTTGAGAGCGGCTTCAATGGTTTCCTGGATCGGGTCGGTCTTCATAAGTGTCTCCTTTCTAGGGTTCAATATAATGCAGGTTTTTCTCGCTTAGACCTGCTTGACATCCATGGTGACCTTACCGTTCCGGAGCATCTCAGCGACAGGCTGCTCAAAAGCGGCGTGAATGTCCTGGTTCTCCGAGACGTGGAGGGTGCCCGAGACAGTATTCCCTGTGTACTTGGCAGAGGAGACACCCAGCAGAACACCCAGGAAGGTGTCTACCGCAGCGATAGTACCAGCAACCTCAGTCGGGTTAGGCAGGTTCCACAGGGCAGCCAGGGTTAGATATAGCGCAGAGGTGGCCGGGAGGGCAACCAGAGCGACCCACTTGAGGATATCATAGGACTTGTTCTGCAACTTATTCTCCTTGAGGTGCTTAGCCATCGTATTTACTTCTTCTCGTGGGTGTGCGGGATGAGGGGACCACCGGGAGTCGCTTGACTTCCTCGACAATCCTTTCGGCGAGGCCGTTACCGCCAAACTCGGCGTAAGGCTCATAGAGATACTTCATGAAGTCCTCATACTCGTCGAGAGTTAGTGACCCCCGGTGGATGTATGTCTTACCGACATACACGATTCGGTCATGCGCCATACCCAGCAACAATCGCGTGTTTGCAGATCTACGCTCTTGACGCTTCTGCAAGTATACCCAGAACCCGGAGGATCCGAATACAGACAGGACAACCGCGATTAGGATGTCCAGCGCTGGATTGAAGCCGAAGTGCTGCATCATTTCCTTACGAAGTGATTACCACATAAGGACGCACGCCGTAGCTGTACGTCACCGGTGCGGCATTGACAATACCAGTGGAGTCCAGGAAGAACGCACTCGAAGCATTCGCAATATCCTGGAGCCAGATTGCCTCCTTGGCAGAGGTGATGTACTTCGGGTTCAATCGGAACATGGGGAGTTGTCCCTGTGCGGCGACAGAGAAGTCGTACCTACGCTGAGTATAAGACTGTGCATAGGACTGAACCGGCTGACCAAACAGCATACGCTCCGTGAGTAGAGCTGCCTGAGAGGTCCCTTCCCAAGCCCAAGAGGTAACCAGACCATCTTCAGCGCCATTGGATACACGGTGCCATGGTGAGTTCAGGTTCGAACCGAACATAGCCCTGAGTCGGTCAATCGTACTCGAGATGGCGGGAGCCTTCTTGAAGAGAAGTGAACCCATGTAACCATCTGAGGTAGAACCTGTGCCCCAAGGCGCCTTCACAAGAGCGGTGTCGGGGATAAGGATCATGTGAGGACGATCCCAGGCGCTAGGCCCAATGTTTCGCCAGTAGTCAAACCCGGCTACACGCCACTGGACGCCCCAAATGGTCCAGTAATCGCCTACATAGATACCCTTGAATGTACCATTTCGAATGGCAGCCTGCTGATCCGAGGAAAGTGTCGTCCCTAGGTGATCACCACGCCAGATTGAGTTGTGGATACCGGCATTACCCTGGTCCAACATCTCGTAGATGGTATTGCGGTTACCCATCTTGGTATTGATGTTGTTAATATCCCCAACCCAAGAGTTAAGAGCCTTAATTGTCTTATCAAGTTTGTCCTTGGTAGCGGTCATATCGGTCTTGAGGTTGGCAATATCAACGTTAACATTCCCGCCAGCAGCCTTGTTCAAGGCGTCTCGAACAGAGGCAAACCAAGTGTCGAACTTCGATTGAAGCTGGTTCTGAAGCCCATCGACATCCACCGTCATGTTTGGCCCTGAGACCCAAGGGCAGGTTGATGTTCCTGCCAGGTTGGTGATCTCAGCGTTGGAGATGCTTGTGGCACCGCCATATACGTCGACAATAGCGATCGGTAGATAGCTATAGCCGGACCAAGAAGGAAGCTGAGGAGGCTTTACCTGAGGACCCTTAGGGGCAGGTGTACCAGGTATAGTGGTAACCGACCCAGCTCGAGCACTGGCGTTGTTGTTGACCAGAAGACAAATATAGTCCTTCCGGTCGTAACTCGGGTGGGCAGGAGAGATATTAACCGTCTCGAAGCTGGTGAGCTCGATGTACTTACTCCCAACCCAAGCCTTCCCAGTGTCGATTCGAACGGACATACCGTTTCGGTTCGAGGTGCAGAGGAACTGGTTCCCCACGTTGGCGAATACGCCCTGCTGGATGACCCCGTTGAGAAGTCGTCCAAAGTCTTCGGCGTCATACTTTCGGTCGCCATTTACCGAGTTATAGAACCCGGATACAATTGCCATTACCTGCTCCTAATTGCTCGGTATACGGATTCACTGTTGCGCTCGACGCTAACCCTGCTACCCTCACCGGTCCACTTCTCGGCGTAACCCGTGAAAGAGGGCTGAAGAGTATAGCCCGACGAGTCCCAGGACTCGGTCACCTCGGTTAGCTGGAGGTCTATACGCCTTTGCTCAGCATACTTCTCCCAGTTGATGGCTCCGTCTGGAATACGCATCTGCTGTCGAAGGTTAATGCCCGGATCCGGAATATAACGGACTACGTCCCCCACAAAGAGGTCCCGTCTATACTTAATGTTAGCACCAAAACTATCAAGTTTAGCGCTGTACTGCATTACTGGAGTATACTCGCCAGCCTTATCAGCAGCTACATAGATCGGGTAATACGGGTTAGAGTAGTCGTATGCATTCTTCTTGTGCACATCCCGGTCGTTCTTCTTCGAGTCCTTGTCATTGGGATCGAGGACTTTATGGTCCGCGGTATTGTTCCACAAGACCTCTCGTCGAAGCATAGGGATCTCATTACGAACCTCAAGAACGTTGGTTCGAGACTTACCATTTTGAGGCTTCTTACCATCGACCTCGTAGTGGTCATACACCTCGATGATGTGTGAGTACTTCTTACGGTTAGACCACACATACTCAAAGTCAGTGAAGTCGTCATCCGAAGGGGAGAGAACTAGCGGCTCAACAAGGAACGGGGCCTCGAAGTCTACCCAGAAGCCACCGTTCCGCATTCGGACCCTGTAGAACATTGAGAAACCATTAGGCTTCGTCATATCCAAGAACCTGCGAACATGCTTCACGATGTAATCTCGGTTCAGGGTAAGACCGACGGTCTCATCCCAGTCGCCATCGAAATCGGCCATATTGACTCGGATCCAAGAGTTGACATCTAGCTCTCGATGGACGTTAAACCCAGGAATACGGCGTCGTGCAGAAGCTCCAGACCCGAAGTTATTGTGTAGAATTGTCTCAAGATACAGCTGAGTCTCAAGCCACCTCGTCTCGGGAAGCTGAAGAGGAATCTTGTCCTCATTAATCCGCCACTCGAGCATTGCCTCAAGACTGCGCCCTGAGTACTCCTGTAGATACTTACCTGAGGCCAACTGCGTTGCGTGAATATCCTCACAGATCATTACAAAATCCGAGTCATCACGCATCCACATAGAATATGTACCAAACTGAGGCTCAATTGTATCAGATACAATCTGGAGCTTGAAGTCGCCATATTCATGTGAGCGCTCGGACCAGGATAGAGAAATGAAATCCTCGATCTCCACCCAAGGCTGCATGTTCTCATTCGGGGTAGACCTGGGGCCACCATTGATGTTTCCACTTGAGAATAAACGCATCAGACCCCCCTATACTGCGGCTCGTACTCGATGATCATCTCGACAAGCTCTCCGATAGCAGTGTATCCGAATGCTGTCTGGTACTCGATAGCGAAGTCGTTAATACCGGGATACACATACATCCAGGTACTATCCCAAGACTGCACGCCATAAGCCGCAGAATATAGATTCTGGGAGTTGATATGTGTGATCGAACGACGACCATCTCGAGAATCGATGATGAGTCGCTCAGTAGCGTAGAACGGCTGAGGTTTGGAGAAGCGCATCTGCTCATTCGCCGCGTTATTCATGATTCGGAGGTTCTTTACGTCACCGTTAAAGGTCAACGTAATAAGCGCTCCGGTCTTGATGTCCCCCAGGTTGGTGATTCGCTTAGAGCGCCCCCAACCGATCTTACCGAAGATGATGTCCGGCGGAGGAGCATCGGAGTGGAATGGGAACTCGAATAGTGGCTCCTCGGAAGTTCGACCAGAAACAATCTCCCTAACCGAGGAAAGTGCCGACCAGTAAGGAGACAGAGAGATCAGTGAGATATTCATCTCGACCTGCTCAGCGAAGATATCTGTATCACAAGCCTCGACATAGAAGCGGGCTTTAACCCGACGCCGATCAGTCTCTACCTCGAGTGAGAGTTCCCCGCCCACGATGAAGTAGTTGTATATCTTCTGTCGAATACGCTCGATGTCGTTCCCAAAGGGGACCAGAGTCATCGTGACATTACGCCTCGTGAGTCTGGCCCCCTTCAGGTAAGACCGGTTACCCACACCCATGTATTCCATCGAGATCTCACCCTTGGTTGGACCGAGACCATCGATATCCTTAATCACGACCTCCTGTGCCCAGGGGTCAGTGAGCGAAAGTGTCATTCGATCATACCCATCTGGGTCGATCGTGATTGATCGAATCATGTGTTGAGTAGCCTCCTTGCTCTTGCGAGCTGGTTGTGTGTCTGCCGGTAGATCTCGGCCTCGCTGAGTGCCTCCGGAGAGTAGTTGTTCTGATTGAACGTGATCTGGGTCGGACTCTGGTCGGTGGTGACGCTAGTGTCTTCCAGTTGAACCTTCGGCCTGGCCCCATTAGCCAATCCTGCTGAGATACCCAGGCTTCCACCGATTCCACCAAGAGCTTGAGCCTGCTTGGTAAGCTCTTCCAGATTGAGAACCGGTGCAATCTCGGGTCGGAAAGCGGGATCATCCTCGAACATGTCGTTGATCTTGTCGAGGGGTTCCTTCATGGCGTCATAGGCACCCTGACCGAGGCTCTTACCGGCATCACCGATAGTCTCCTCTTTGTCCTTAAGACCCAGGATCATACCATCGCCAACATAGTGAGCCAGCTGCCGCATCAGTCGAGAAGGTGAGTGAATCCCGAAGAACTCCTTCATCTTGTCGTAACCATTGCTAGCTGCATTAACCAGACTCTCACCGATCTTCCAAGCCTTGTCAGCCAAACCGAAGGTAACACCATCGATGATAGCCCAAGCAATGTCAAGACCAGCCTGCCGGATCCTTGCATTGTACTTCCTAATGGTATTAGCAATACCCTCAAGGAATGTCAGGATCAGGTTACCCGCTGCATCCAAGATTCTCGGAAGCTGCTCGGAAATACCATTCAGGAAGTTGACGATCAGGTCGGCTCCAGCCCTAATGATGGCAGGAAGACCGTCGGCAATACCCTGCAAGAACTTTGCAATGATATTGGCAGCCTTATTACCGAACTCGTAAGCATGGTTATCCAGCTCGGTAAGAAGTGCCGAGATCAGAGTGAATAGTGCAGCAACCACCAGAGGAGTATTGATGATAATCGCTTCAATGATAGCCTGTAGGATGTTTGAAAAGGCCGTAACCAACTCAGGAGTCCTAGCCGCGATTGTAACGATGAAGTTCATCAACGCGTTAGCTAGATCTGTGGCTAGCTGTGGGAGTAATGCACTAAGCATTTTGATTCCCTCAGCAAGAACCAGGAATGCTGCTGAACCAGTAGTGGCCAAGATGCCAAGCATTACCGCAAAGGCCGCCATACCGATCGAAATCGGAATTAGAGCGATACCCAGAGCCAGCAATGCAATAGTAAGTAGGATGATACCGGGTGCGACCATCTGAGCGACAAATGCTGCAGCAAGGAAGATGGCGAATCCGGCAGCCATAGCTACCAGACCAACCGCAAGACCAGCCCAAGAGATACTCGAGAGGGTCTGCATTGCGTTTGCGAATGGGACCAGAGCAACAGCCATGATGCCAAGTGCAACAGCACCACCGATCGAGTTGCTAGCGACCAGCATAGCTACACAGAGGATCGTTAGTCCTGCAGCCAGAGCCACCATACCCTGTACAAGCTTACCAAGTGGCATGTCACCGAATATCGATACCACTCCAACCAGAATCAGCAATGCTACAGACATTGCAAGAATCGGAGCTGCACCAATACCGGCACCTCGAGCAGCGATTGTCATCGCGACAACTAGCGCAGCGATTACCACGCCTAGAGCCAGAACACCCTGGACAAGCTTTCCTGTATCCATGGATCCAAGGAGCCAGATAGCACTCACAAGGATTGTACAGGAGATTGCTAGAGACAGCAGTACTCCAGCCCCACTGGCCATGTTCGGGTTCTTTGTAACAACGAACATGAATCCAGCGAGGGCAGCAATAATCACACCGAGGCCGATAATACCTTGAAGAGCGACGGCCATAGGCAATGATCCTAGGATAGCTACTGCTGTTGCTAGGATTACCATTGATGCAGCAAGAGACATAAAGACCCGACCGCCCTCTGGGGCATTCTTGTTAGCGCTAATCGAGTAGAGCATACCTGTGAGGTAAGCGATCAGTACACCAAGAGTGATCACACCCTGCAGAGCGGCTTCTGGCTTCATCTTGCCCATAATAGCAATAGCAGAAGCCAGCAGAATCATAGTCACACCGAGAGAGATCAGAACTGGCGTCAGCTTCCAGATCCCATCAGTATTGACGTCATCCAGGGCCTTCATAGCATCGGTCAACAGATAGACGACTACACCAAGAGCACCGATACTCTGCATCAACTTAGGGAATGGTACGAGAGCCATAACCACAAGCGCTGCTGCCAGAAGAAGTAGCGCAATTGCAATCTTCTGCAGAGCCTCAGTCTTGATCTTGGTCTCAAAGGCGCTAAGGACGTCCCCGAGCTTGTCGAAAGTCTCACCAATCTTGTCGGCGAGGTTTCCGATCTTGTCGAAGTTGTCCTTGAAGGACTTGATCCATGTGGTGATGGCATACAAGACACCACCGCCCATAGCGGTCACAAGAATCTTACCCATATCGTAAGATTTCAGATTCTCGTTGGCTTTACCAAGTGCTTCACCAATAGAACCAAAGGCCTTAGAGGCCCCCTGCTTGATGGCTGGACCAAGAGTCTGGGTAAAGAAGTTCTTGAACTCAATCAGCTTCTGCTTGACCGTCTCGAATAGCTCAGGAAGGTGAAGCGTATTAGCCATACGCTTGATGTCGTCTAACCATTTTGACAGGAAGTTTTGCTTTGCAGCATTACCTGCCTGAGCTGCAGCTGTAGCTGTCTTGTTTCCCATATCGGAGACAGCATTGCCGACTTCAGTAGCCTTAGACTTGACATCAGACTGACCGTTGATCCAGTCTTGGAAGGAATGCGCCAGATCCGAGACCTTGTCGCCGACCTTAGCCATCCCATTACCGAACTTGTCCCAGACCGCGGAGTTCTTAATCTTGTCAAACAACGCAGAGATAGCAGCACCGAGCTCATTCAGCTTATTAGCAAGCCACTCGGCCTTACCCGAGATGTCCAGCTTCAGAGCAAACTTCTCAAGTAGAACCATGACCGCTTCGAGAATACCCTGGAACCCGGTTAGACCGTTAACGTTGAACCCAGCGAAGAAGTTAGACACAGCAGCCTTGGTGGAAGCCAGCTTTGCTCCAAGTTTAGCTCCGACCTTATCGCCAAAGTCCTGGATAGCAGCCTTTACTCCAGCGAATGCCTCTTTGACTTTCTCGATGCCAGCAGCGAATGTCTGGAACACAGGAGACGCCTTGAGGGCGGTCATGATGGTCCCTAGTGCTCCGGACAGTCCTCCGACTGCATCTGACGCAGCCTTAACTCGTCCGCCGATGTCTAGCCACTTGAAGAACGACTGCAGACCACCGACAATCCATCGGATAACTGCGCCAAGAAGGTTGATCGGAGGAATCAAGATCTTAAGCGCGATACCAGAGAGGTTTAGCTTCTGAATCAGGTTCGAGAGCCAGACAACAAAGTCCCCGATTGTAGCAGTAACCGCAAGAATACCGCCGCTGGTACCAGTAATCGCCGGATAGAGGGCGTTCAGGATAGCCATGGCTACATAGAAGACCGTCTTACCCAACTCGATAAAGGGGTACAGAACAATCTTCACTGCGGCAAAGAGGCCGGCGAAGGTCCTCTGGATCTTGTTGGCTGTATTCTCAGTCACAGATAAATATGACATTAGAACGCCGAAGTGGAATGTCAGTCTCGTGATGAGGACTGCCGTATTTCCACCAAAGACAGAGTTGAAGGCCTTTCCAATCGAACTCAGGACCTGCCAGATATTCTCGAATGCAAAACCGAGGGCTCGAATCAGAGCCTCTCGACCACCAAACGATCGCCACAACTGAAGGGTATTGTTACGAGCATCACTCATCTTGTTGATGAGATCGCCGACCCAGTTACCAACTGAGGTAAACAGACTCTGAGCCTCGCCAAAGTCGCCGAAGATCAACTGCCAGGTCTTAGACCAACCTGAACCAAGTGCCTCACCCCAGGTCCCAATCATCTGCGTGAAAGTTCGAATCTGGGTAGCCGAGTCAAGACCAGCCTGAGCGAGCTTCTTCATCTGAGCCGCCTGCTCTTCCGAGTAGCCCATCTGCTTGAGCTGTTCCTCGGAGAGGTCACCAGTCATAGCTTTCAGGGTCTCGGTCATAATTTCTGCCGAGAGCCAGCCTTCCTGAAGAGAAAGTCGGAAGCTTCCATTCTTAGCAATCATATCATCGACTGCAACGCCATGCATTCTGGCGGTGGTCATGATGGCTTCCTGGAACTGCTTACCACCGATGCCAGCGTTCTCAATAGACATCCAGTCCTGAAGCTTTACGACACCAGAGCTCATAGCCTGGGCAAGCTGTCGAGTAGCCCCTGCCGCCTGCTGAGCATTAGCTCCTGACAAGGCCGCCATGTTTGAGAAACCCTTAACCGCGGCAGTAGCATCCTCTAGACCAACACCGGCGACCGTGAAGGTACCAATCGAGTTGGTCATCTCGGTGAAGTTGTAGATGGTCTTGTCGGCGTAGCTGTTCAGCTCGTCAAGTGCTGAGTTAACCTGGGCTAGAGTGGTACCATTTTGAGCCGTGTTGGCAAGAATGGTCTGGACCGAGTTAATCTGTGTCTCGTACTCGGCGAAACCGTCTTTCATGACCTGGAAGAAGCCGGTTACAATCTTAGACCCAGCTGCGACTGCTGCACCGGCAATTCCACCGAATGCAGCGATACCTAAGCCTTGAGAAACGGTTAGATTTCGGCCAACCTCAAGGGCCTTATTGGCCAAATCACCGAAAGTTGTGTTCCTCGCAATCTCAGAGATGCGAGAAAGCCCGCTAGCAGAACTTCCTGCCGTACTAAGCGAGTTTTTAAGCTTATCCATGCTCGCCGCGGACTCTTGAATCGCGCTGACGAACTGTTTGTTGTTGAGTTTGAGCGAGACTACTCGCTCGTCAATGGTTGCCACTACCTAGTGACCTCCTTCCAGGCCTTCTGTGCGATCTTATCGAAGACCGGCCTGATTGCCGGATTGATGTAGTCTCGCCCGGTGACGTATCCGCCATTCCGGGTGCCGTGACCGTACTGTAGAATCACGGCGATGTTAACGCCTTTGTTGACGTGAGCGTTAGTCCACGTGATTTTCCAGCTGTTACCTGTACGTTTTACCTCGTAATTCCAGGCTGCAGCGGTCTCGCCCGACGAGGAAGGGGTGGAACGACGTAATGCCTCCACCCCCTCCTTGCCGAACTGGTTCATGATCAGCGCGAGATCCAGTTTGAGCATGCGAGCCATCCAGTTTTTGGTGGGGCGCCAATCGCCCTGGCTCTCGATAGTGATCATGTTTCTCCTAGCCGATGATGACGAAACTCATGGTTGCGCCACGAGTGTCTACGTAGTTCCAGGTAGCACGTGCTGCCTGAGAGTCGATGACAGTCCAGGACCCAGCACCGATGGGATCGGCAAGCCACTTGTATCGGTTACCCTGGGTTCCAGGGACAAATGCCAACCAGGGCGCCACCTTGAACAGATCAAGCTGGTGCTGACCCGACATAGACAACCCAACCCGAGTATTATAGGTCACGGCAGACATCGGACGGTATCCAAATACCATAGCTTCGGTAACGATAGCCGCCTTAACTGTCTTCTCTGCCGCAGTTGAAGCATTACCATTCACCATACCGTCTGTCTGGATCCAGGGGAACTGCTTCAGAACCTTAGTCTCACCACCCAGACCTCGCATCATGTTGCCGAACTGGTCCCAGTTCTCTTGCTGCCCCCATTGATGGAATCCACAACCGAAGTATCCAGCTGAGTTATCCCTCGTTGAATACATAACATCGTGGCGAGCCCCAGCAGGACATACGAGAACTGCGTGAGTACCCAGAACACCATACAGGTAGTTGAAGTGAGCCAGATACCACTTGTTACCAGAGACATCGGTCCAGTAGTCGCCAATCTGAGGAAGCGATCCATCGTAGTTAGTACTACCGCCAGACTTAAGGTAGTTCATGTCTCGCTGGGACATAGTGGTTCCACGAGGCAACATTCGAGGTGCAAACATACCCGGAGCACCCTGAGGACCAGCAGGGCCACCTGGTCCAGCTGGACCTATTGGTCCTCGATCCCCTGGATTACCCTTTAAACCCTGAATACCCTGGAGTCCCTGTGGGCCACGTTCACCAGTAGATCCCTTAGGGCCTTCTTGGCCTCTGGGGCCCTGAGCGCCGATCCCTCCAGTTGGCCCCGGAAGACCTCTGGGGCCTTCTGGACCGGCTGGACCGATGGACCCACGCTCTCCAGGAGGACCCTTAGGTCCGGGGGGACCGGCTGGACCCGGATCGCCCTTTTGACCCTTACCTCCGCCGAGTTTCTCAAGAGCGAGAACCTTCAGATAGAGATCGAGAGTACCATTGATCCACGGTTTGACTAAAGCTCGGAGGTGAAGGCCTGGCGGGTTCTGGTATGGGTTACCAACAGGCTCCCACTGACCTCCATGCTGAGGATCCTCAACAAGAACGCCATCTGTAATGTAAAGATGAGCGATTCCGAGCTTATCTGCCTTCTCAAACACCTGAGGGTAATTGGTCTCGGTGACACCATGGACTACTGCCCACCACTTGGTGGAAGGCATATTCGCCATGTGAGCAGGAAGGATCGGATTACCAGGGTCATCCTGTAACCATTTTGACGCACTCTGCTCAAACATCATGCACACGTCGAAATCGAGTGTACACATGTCCTGAGAGATGTTGGATCCGGAGTTAATCGCGATGAAGAACGTTGGACCATACGTCTTGCGGATGGTGTCGATCAGATCCTTATACCAAGAGACCCGACCAGCCTGGGCGCCCCAACCGTTGATGACCTCATCTAGGAACACACCCTGGCAGAGATCACCATAATGGGTCTTGGCAAACCCGATCTGCTTGAGAATGTATTCCTTGGAGTACTTGTCCGGGTTGGGAATGCCAGCTCGTCCGGGATCGTCATGACCGAGGCTAGCTGCGCCGTACTGAGTCTTCACATAGAAGATTGCTCGCTTGGCGCCGGCTGATAGAGCTCGCTCGGCCTGGACTTTGAAGTCGTTATCGAACGACTCCCAGTCTCCAGAATTACGGTTCAGGATGACAATACCGAGCGTTCCACCCATCGACAGAGTCTCAGACCACTTGGAGGTCTTTCTTGGCTGCCCGGCATTGTAGTAATCGGGCCAGTAGTATGTCACTGGCGAGTAATACTTCTTACCCTTCTCGAATGGGAGGCGTCCACGAGCCTCGGTATCGATACGCTTGTTTACAGTATCGATCTTACTGTCGAGCTCCGCGTCTCGCCCCTTAAGCTTTCCGAGCTCAGAGTTCATTGTTGCATACTCAGCAGCGGATTCAGTCTTAGACTCGAACTTAGATGCGGCTTGAAGGGCGTTGACGTAAGTTCCGGCTGCCTCTACCTTAGTGAGGTAGTTGGACAGCTGCGGACTAATTGCGTCCTTTCCAGGAGGACCAGCGGGACCTCGCTCACCAGCGGGGCCAGTGGGTCCAGGAGGTCCCTGAGGACCAGGATCACCCTTGGGGCCAGGAAGACCCTGTTTACCCTGAACTCCAGCGGTACCCTGTATCCCCTGAGCCCCCCGGGGGCCTTCTGGTCCAGGGGGTCCCTGTGGGCCCGGGTCGCCCTTGGGACCTGGAATAGGAGTAGCACCACCAGCTCCGCCTCCTCCAGGAGGCCCAGGGGGTCCCTGTGGGCCCGGGTCACCCTTGGGACCTGGATCACCCTTAGGCCCAGGATCGCCCTTTAAGCCCTGCGGTCCGGTCTGGCCAGCTGGTCCTTGAATTCCCTGAATACCTCGAGGGCCGGCGGGACCGGCGGGACCGATGGGTCCTCGTTCACCGGCAGGGCCGGTATCTCCAGCTGGACCAGGAGGACCTTCGGGTCCAGCGGGACCGGTAGTGCCCTGTGGTCCAATTAGGCCATTCTCTCCGTTTTTTCCAGGCAGTCCAGGAGGCCCCTGAAGACCTCGTTCCCCAGGAGGACCTGGAACACCTTGCGGACCGCTAGAACCACGCTCTCCGTCGTCGCCCTTTTGGCCTGGATCACCCTTAGGTCCAGGAGGACCAACTGGACCACGCTCACCCTTAGGCCCGGGAAGGCCAGCACCCCCGCCTCCGCCGCCATACTGCGGAACATACGGTGGAACGTCGGGCTCATTGATAGCGTCAATAGTAGCACCTTGTGCGAGATTAAGGTGCTTCACCAGCTTGTAGCCTGGCGACTTGATAATTACGGTGTGGGTCCAGGATCCGGCGGGAGAGACACCATCACCTGGAGCCAGCACATCGAGATGGACGGCACCGCTTACATCGGTAACTGCCATAACATCCCTCATGAGGACGCTGGCCCCTTCGATAATAGCGATTGCCCCCGAAACATCTGGGATTACTGCGACGTATCCCCGTCTATTCTCTCCCCCGGGGACCTGAGCAGTTATGGTGCAATAAGGTGCTGCCATTTTGACTCCTTAGGGCTGTTCTGCCCGAGCAAGAAGACTGTTGATTGCGGCGTTGGTCTCGGATCCGTAGATCCCGTCGACCTCAACGCCTACTGCGGCCTGAACCTTCTCGACTGTAGCGTCGTGGCAAGCCTCAGACTCATCGCCCCAGACATCGTCCACAGTTGCGCCGACAACAGCCTGGGTGAAGCCCACTCCGTACGGGAAGTTGACCCCGCCCCACGCCGAGGCCGAAGCGACTGCAAGGACGTGAGAGCGAGTCTCCTCTCCGCAGACATTGTCAGGCGTAGCCCGGACAGCGGACTGGAGCGCAGTGATGTTAGCGAATCCGCTAGAGGTGGCTTCGGTTGCACTTCCACCTCCAGAGTAGGCTGGGCGGATCACGTAAGCGATTCCATAGGAACGCTGACGACGCCAGACACCATTACCAGCGGACTGAGAACCATCGCTACCGGAAGAGGTGTTACCTTCGATCGTCTGAAGGACTCCGCCGCCAAGGTTCTTCTCAACGATGCCGACGTGGTCAGTACCGCCGCCGTCCCAGTTGAAGATTACGACATCGCCACGCTGGGCATCGTAAACTGAAACGAAGTAAGCATCGGGGTGCTGGCGGACCTTGTTGACCGTGTAGTCGGTGTTGAACGAGAACCCGCCGATGGCGTCGATCTCTCCGACCTCGTCGAGACACATACTGACGAAAAGCATGCACCACCACACAGAATCGGACGGTCCAGCAAGCCACTGCTGACCAGTTCGGGCGGCCCAATAGCGTCCAGCCTCGGATCCCGGCTCAGGATCGTCTGGAGCGTAGTACCCGATTCGCATTGCGGCTCGGGAAAGGACGTTATCAACAATTGCATCTCGACTCACTGCAGCACCACCGTGTCCTGAGGGACATCAATCATGAGATCCTCAAGGGGATCTGTTCCAATGTGCTCCTGAGGAGCAAAGGCCTCGTCTGGGAACTCCTCCGCGACGGGCTCAGCTTCGTGCTCTCCCATATTATCCTCTCGATCCAAGGGCCTTTCTTCGAGCCCTATTCAAATCCCGGTTCCGAGACATAATCTCAGATTGGGACATCTTCTTCGAGGGTTCACTCTTCTCGTTGCAGACCTTGATCAGCGTTAGTAGCCGATTGAGGTGCCACGTTTCACAAGTGAACGGTATCTGGCAGGCAATCATCCAGTAGTAAATCAGCTCGGATGATATGAACTCACCAGATCCTCGGGCATTGGGCCTGTCTTTTACAATGGTGGCTGTCATTGTGTCGGCGATGTAATCGTTAACACGAGACAGCTCGTGGGAGGGAATCCTCTGGAGCAGGGACTTATCATAAACAGGATCCTGAACCATACACTCGACATACATCAGAAGTTCCTCTTCCGTGACGTCTTCGTTACCGATCAGGTGTTTATGGGTAATCGACTCCCATTTTGACAGGGATAGAAGATTGTGCTCCAGATGAAGTTTCCCTCCAGGCCAGGAGATGAAGGTCTCGGTCTCCTCGTCGAATGCGTCGACGTCCGGGATAGAAACTATAAGCATTGCAGGCACCGAGGGCCCAGGAGTCTAGGTCTCTGAGCCCCCGGTGTAGTCATCAGCCTGCGAAGTGAGTCTTGATCTCGTCAGGCAAAAGCAGCGTCGGCTCGAGAGCCGCACCACCACCACCCTGAGGAGCCGTGTCGGTACCGAACAGCTTCTCCTCGAGCTTCTTGAGCTTGTCGGTGTCAACGTCGAGGGACGAAATGGTGACCAGAGCCGTGGGCTTGAATCCGGTCACGTTAATGGCCGTGGTTGAAACATCCCAAGAGAACGAGATCGCCTCGGGGGAGTCGTTAACGGTCTTGTAGCCCTTCTCGGACGGAGAGGCCTTGCAGCCGTACACGAAGTGCAGCTTGTAACCCTTGTCCTGACCAGCAAGGTCGTCACCGATCTTGGTGCGGTACACCAGAGCGAAGGTGAGTCGGTCCTGCTGACCGATCTTGATGCCCTTACCCAGAGAGGCGGAGCCGTCACAGGCCTCGAACTCGTCGGGGTAGGTGTAGGCCTCAATCGTGAGCTTCAGCTTCTCGGCCGAGAGCAGGGTCAGGTACTTGATGTTGTCGGCGTAAAGGTCAGTAGCCTCAGCGCCCTCGGGCTTCTCGGATACGGCAGTAATACCGTTCCAAGCAACACCCTTACCGTACTTCTTGGCGGAAAGATCATACACATAAAGTGCACAGTGATCAACACCAGTCTCAATACGGCGCTCGCCCGTCTTGTCCCAGACAAGTGCAGTCATGTCTTCTCCTAGTAGTAAACGTCAAAGACGTCGTGATACAGGTTGTCATGGACCGTCCGTACGTCATGTCGACTGAACAGAAGGTCCTCGATTTTAACCCTAGTTGGGTCTTCGGGATTCCGAGCGATAAGCGTCACCTGGAAGCGTTCCGCCTTGATGTACTTGAGGTTATCTGCATACATCGGCTCACCCGGAGTTCGCTCGTACACGATGCACGGATACTGGAGCTTTAGGGACGGGAGTGGCTGATAATAGACATTCCTAGATCCCAGGATCTGCTCAAGCTTTCGTTGAAGCTCAAGTCGTCGGTCCATTGTACACTCCCGTCATCTCGAGTACCAGCCGGGGGAACTTCAGCTCCACATAGGAGATTTTCCAAAGTCCCCCCAGCCAGCGAACGTACCGAAGGTTCTGGACGTTATCCGTTACATAACCATCTGCGATAATACTTACCTGGTTGCTAAGGTTGATATTATCCAGAACCTGCTCTGATGTACTAAAGCGACGACTCTCTCGAGTGATGTCGCCGTAGTACTGCTTCTCGATGATCTTGTCTTCCCAAATTCCCGGGGAGGTCTCAACCTGCGTAGCGAAACCTATCTCTCCGAAGAATTTGGCCAAGCTCAGTCCTCGGCGACGGGAGAACCGGCCTCCTGCTTACGCTCCAGGATGATGGCCGACTTGACCTTCGTCAGAGCGCCAGAGAGACGGGTCTCCAGCAGGTAGTGGTACTGGTTGAAGCTGATGTCAAAGTCCTCAGCCGCGAACAGCTGGCCGCCCTTGTCCGCACCGATGGTGTAGTCGGACATGTTGACGATGATACCCAGAGCGTCAACCTTGCCGTTCTTGTTAGAGGTGCGGACAAGGTTCTTCATCAGCGGAACCTTGACGATCTTTGAGACGCCAACGTAGTCGGCGAGGTCGCTAAGGGAGCTGAACAGGCGGTGACCCATCTTGTCCTTGAGCAGGAGGATCTCGGTGATGACCTGAGGAGCGGCGAACCATGTGGGGTTACCAGAGCCCTCGTAGTCATCCATAGCCCGGACGATGGAGTCCAGCATATCCTCAGTCGTGGTCTCCTTAGCGAGGATCACACGAGGAGCATAGAGGGTGTCCTCCTTGTAGACCGGACGGATGCAGTCCTCCTTGATCTTGTCATCGGAAGAAGCCTCGCGGCCGTCACCCAGGAGAACAGCTCGACCGAGCTCCTCCTCGATCATGATGCGCATCTCACCGCGGATCCAGGTCACGACATCGAAGTCAGTGATGTCCAGGATGTCGTCCCGGTCCAGCTTCTGCTTCTTATAGATCGTGGTCGGAGAGGTGGTGCGCTTCAGCAGGCTGAAGACCTCGTCCTTCTTCTTGTTACCCTTGATGTAACCCTTGGCTCGAGCCTCGTCGGCGGTGATGTCCGCAAACTGGGTCTTGATCCGAGAGAAGGGAGAGTGCTTAGCGGCACCGACGACAGAAGAGACCCAATCGGTCTTCCGCTTGATGAACTCGGGGGTAGTCCACAGGTTTTTAGCGTCGGGGAAGAGGGTGTCGATCTGCTTAATGCCGTAGTTGTCGGCGTGAGAGAGGACAGCCTCCTTCAGAGAACCGCAGGACTTAGCGTCGGCGAAGATCTGCTCGACGTCGGCGTGCGTGAGCACAGGGAGCTCCTCAGTCTTGGAGCCCTCGAACACATTCTGGTGAGCCATAGTATCCTCAGTAGTAGTGTCGGAATGGGCGGTGTCCTCGACAGGTTCCTCCGCCTCTTCGTCATCGGCATTAACGATCTGGCCGACGATCGCGTAGACCGCGGTCTTCTGCTGATCGGTCATGCCTTCGAAGATCTCCCCGAGAGTGGGGTCGTCCTCGTCGCTTTCGGCCTCGTGGGCCTCCGGCTCCTCCTCAGCGTGCTCGACGTCATCCGTCTCCTCCGCCTCGAAGTCCTCGTCCTCCTCGTCGTCAGAGTGAGAAACGAAGTCAATCTGAGCATCCGTGTACATAACGGCCTCAATCTCATCGCCGTTGTCACCATGCTGAATGGAGACCTGGTCGATGTATGCGCCAGGGTTGGCGCCTCGGAGCACCAGGCTCACCTCAACGAGCTCACCATGGACAACGTCGTTGCCCCGAGCCTTGACATGGGTAGCGTAGATACTCATCGCCTTGATATCGCCGTTACGAACCATCTCTCGAGCGGTTCGTCCAGCGTCCGAGTGGTTGAGATGGGCGTATGCATACACCCCATCCTCTCGAACCTCTAGATCAGCGTGACCAAGTACATTGGTTACGTCCTTGTGCTGGTGTTGCCACACCAGAGGGACGCTCTTTCCATCGTACGCCGCAAATGCTCCGTGTCGGATCACCTTGTTATCCGAGCAGCGGACATCATTCTTTGTGGCGTAGCCAGAAAAGTCGCACTTAACTGCCATTTTGACTACTCTCCATCAGTTCGGAAATTGGCACCTCCGACGCAGGTACGTCAGCGGCGGGTTCCTGTCCAGGCGCCTCCTGTTCTCCCGCCGGATTGATGTTGGAGTTAACCAACTGGTTTGCGGCCTCGTCCTCGGCCTGCGGCCATCCGAACTTGGGGCGCAACTCGTTAGCTGTACCGATCTCATTACGCTTGACCGAATCAACCAACGAAGACATCTCTTCCAGCGGAACATTCAGGAACGGATCCTCGATAGCCATGATGCGCTGCTTCTGAGTTCGCGCTGTCTTGGTGAGGAAGGTCCTTGTGATGGCATCTGTGATCGCCTTGAGAACGGGACGGACGGTCCGGTTCTGATAGTTCAGCATCTGTCGAGCATCAGCCTTGCCATTAAACACATCCTCAGTCATCCCAAGCTGGTTGTACAGCTGGGTGGTGAGCCACTGGATCTGAGCCATGAGGTTGTTCTCAGAAGGACGGTTCAATTGCGTAATCCGCTCGGCGCCATCAGTGTATGCAATACCATACTGGGAACCTGCAAGCTGCTCTTCGATCGCTTTACGACGAGCCTCAGCCTGCTGCTTCTTCAGTTCAGTCTTTACCACATATGGAAGCTGGATAATGATGTCCAACTTTCCAGATCCAGACTGACGGTCGATAGCATCCAGAAGATGGAGCTTCTGAGTCAGACGCTGCAGCGTAGAGTTCGGTGCATTCATGACACTGTAGAGAGGGTTATTCACTACAGCAACGAAATCCTTAGGGAGAGTCAGCTGCTCTCGCTGTCCAGAATTGTCGTTATACACCTCGACTCGGACATGGCGTGGGAACCATTGGAGGATCTGTCCAACTCGCATAGAGCGGACATCCCAGCCTGCAGTCATGTTCGGACTGACGTTTGTGTCAACCGGAACGATCGCCACAGCACCTTCCTCGAACAGAGTAAGGACAAGATCCTGGAAGAATCCCTGGCCAGTCTGATCGATATTGGCGCTAAGCGAAAGACAATCGTCCAGATCGCTCTGGTAGTAGCTCTTAAGATTTCCGTTATCATCGACCTTTACATGTCGAATCGGAACATTAGCTACGTCAATAGCAATCTGGTTGTAGATGCTCGTGACAATTGTCTGGTCGCCAGCTACAGGGCGATAGTAAGTACTCGGATTACCAAACGTCTGCATCCCATACTGAGGGGTGTAATCCATTTTGTCGGCCGAGCCTTTAAACGCATTCCAGGCGTGACTTATTCGATCACCGAATCCCATTTCACCTCCTCTATCATTCGAATGCCTCCTTGTTTAGTTTGTACGCCACGAAGGCATCCATTAGAGCGGCTACTGAGTCAATCTTCTCTTCCGAGCGCTTCTTCAGTAGCTTGCGGTTCCCATTGGTATCCTCGAGAGTAACGCAGTTACCCATGGTAAACGACATGAGTTCCTGATCAAAGATCAAGAGGCGTTCGGCGGCAAGCTTCTTCAGCTCACCCAATGGGACAGATTCGGTCCTGGCTCCCTGGATTACTTTCTCTACTCCATATGGACCGTTCTCTTGTTCCCAGCGAGTCACGAACTCTTTAGCATTATAAGGGTCGAACCCGAATGCAGATACGTCATATCGCTGATCAGCAATGTGTTGGTCCAGATCCTCATAGACTTCCATCATATCCAGAACAGTACCACTCATCACTCTGAGCGTACCTTCCTTGATGAAGTCATCGTACTTCTGACGCAATGCGCCAGGAAGTTTCATGAGGGTGAGCTCTGAGATGTACGCCAATGTCTTTACACCAAAGGCCTGATTTCTAAGAGGGAATAGGAATGTGAATGCACAGAAGTCATCACCTTGTGATAGGTCCGCCCCCATTGCGCATTGCATATTCCAGAAGGTATTCTTCCTATGCGGAACAGTTTCCTCGTAAGTGAAGAAGTAGGTATACCCCTCCATCGGAATCCCAAATCGCTTAGCCAGAATGTCGTTCCTGGCGGCTGGCGCCTGCTCCATTCGATCGACATCCTGCTGGTATCTCTCGTACGAGATTGTGAGGCCAATGTTTGGTTGAGCCTTGACCCACATAGCCGGGTCGCCTACCTCTTCGATTTTGTCGAGTCGATAGTACCAGATTGAGATGTGCGGAGCGGAGTACTCACCCTTAAGGATTTTGAGCAACTCCATCTTCATGGTGTCGCCAACTGCGTTTCGGATCGTTCCCTCGGAAGAGACAGCCAGAATCACGTAGTCATCGAGTTTAGAGGCTCCCTGCTCGAGAGCACCGACCACATCTTCCCGGACATCTCCCGAGAGCCACTCATCTACTGTGCAAACCTTTGGGCGCAGGCCCTGGAGCTTGTCGATGGACATGGGTCGAACTTCGAGCAGGGAACCCGTAAGGAAGTTCTCGACTCCCTTTTTAGTCGCAACTAGCTTCTGTCTGAACGCCCGGCTACCCGTGGTGTTCTGGAGAGAGCCTTCTGTGAGGAATTTGTATAATGGGCCTCGAGCGCGCGTAATAGCGGTTCGGAAAGGCCCCATAACCTCTTCGGCCTGCTTCATGGTAGGAGCAGTTGCGATTTGATGAGTCGTTGTGGTGTCAATCACCATGAAGTAGTTCTGGATGAGAGACATATACATCGACTTAGCGGCGCCTCGAGCAACGATTAAGTATTGCTTAACCGTGAGTCGGCGCTTAACGGTCTTGGTGACGTAGTGTCCACCAACGCCATCTTCATATGGCTCATAGACGTCTCGGTCTATGAAATAGTACCATCCAAACAGCTGTTCGGCCCAAAGCTTGAAGCTGTCGAGAAGGTGTAGATCGGCTCCATCAGATAGGGTCAGCTCATTCTCGCAGTAGGAGATGAATCCTTCGACTGCGAGGTCATCGTAGTAGTAGGTTGGATCGGCGATCAGAGCGTCGATCCGGTTCATCTCGCAGGAGATCTCCTCACATACTGGAATCTCTCCTCGAAGTACTGCGTCTCGGAACTGCCCGTAGTATTTTGGTACTGCGGTGTTCGAAAGCATTACTTCAGCGGACTTCCTGGATTGCGAGGACGACGCTTCGGCTTGCCAGAAGGCTTGGTCTGGGAGTAAGACGGCTTCTTCCCAATCTGCTTAGGAGCAGCCTTACCGCCAACCGCAGTAGCAGTTGATCTCTCGGGCTTCTTGAAGTCGTTAGCCTGCTTATGAACCTCAGCAGCGACTACCTCGACCGCATCGGCGGCTTCCTTAGCTTTTTTTGCCGCCTTCTTCACCTTCTCTTTGACGTCCTTATGACTGGACCCCTCGAAGGCACTGTCAAATGCGGAACGCATAACCTTATTAGCGGCATAGGTGCCAGCCTTAGTCAGAGAGGACTCGAGGATCTGTCGAGTGACCTCACGACCTCGAACCAAGTGGCGATCGGCCTTGAGCTCTCGATAGCGTTTCTCTTGCTCCAGCCGCTGAATTCGACTTTTGAGCTCGGCATCGCTGATCTTTTTGTAGCTCTTGTTTGCGAACTGCTTTCGAGACTTGATGTCCGCTTTCTTGATCTTCTTGGATTCGATTTTGGCATCATGAGAGCGCTTCGCAGCGGCGGCCTTAGCCCCGGCCTTCTTGATGGCTTGAGCAGTGGCCTTGCTTCCGGTAGAAACCTTCTTAGTAATTACACCCCAGCGCATACCTTTAACGCCGTGGTGTACGAGATCCTCGATTACTCGCTCTCGGTCTGGTAGATCAGTCGCCATGCTGCCTCCTCGATCAGCTTCTGATAGGAAGTGACCACGAAGGAGTTGGTAGGCGGATCGAAGATCAGCCGAACCTTCATGGCGATGTAGGACTTGATGGTTGCCTCATCGTTGATTCCGAAGAAGGCATCCCATTCGGTATTCTTCTCAATCGGGGTCCCGCATTTCGCCCCGAGCTGGTTCAGATCCATTCGGCACGTATTGATATGCATCAGGATCTGGTCGTCGAAGGCGTCGTATCCCGGCATGATACCAAGAGCCTTCTTTGTATCCTCAAGAACGGTTCCCATTAGATCCTCCAGGGAGATTGATCGTTCGGACGACGCTCCACTACTTGGGTCGTCAACCGAGATCGGTCTCCGAAGTGTATCGCGTTGTGGGTATTCTTGCAAGTCGTGATGAGGAATTCCGGATCGAGAACGTCGGGATTGAAATCTTCAAGGTCTCGGGGTTGAATCGGATTCATGTGGTGTATCAGCGGCATGTATCCGATGTCAAATCCCTCGATCCCAAGATCCCGAGCTTCATCTCGAGCCAGGACGAAGTTCCGAACCTTCTTCCATTCGGTAGAAGAGTAGAACCTCTGATTCAGATAGCGATCGAAGCCGAATGTGCTCGTTCCGACCTGTCCAGTCAGAGCCAGGTAGTCGAATCGCTCCTCAAAGGTGGGGAATCGAATCAGCTCACTGTATGTCCGTAACACTTCCCGCTCCAGAATATGTTCGGAAGGCTTCGATAGCTTCTTTGTACTTCTTCTCTGCTTCCTCGGCAGAGACGAGTGCCGTCTTCTTCGCCTCGAGTAGTGCGGTCTCGTTGCGAAGCTTCTCAACTTCAAGCATCTCTCTTGTGGAGGCTAGCTTGAGGTAGTGATTCACGGTTGTTGCTGGCGCCGTACCCTCACGAAGCTGCTTCTCAGCAAGCTCGAGAGCCAGATTGATCATCTGGGCCTCTCGTTGTTCTATAGTTCGTGCAGGTTTGACTGGTACCGCGGCCCGTTTACCCATAGTTTGCTCCTTTACTAGAGGGGTTTGGGCCCAATTCGGGGTTAGATTCCAGAGATCCCTAAATGAGCGAGACCAGCGACAGGAAGGAGCACACAAAACCTGTCTAGGACCTCTGGAACCTAATCCCGAATCGGGTTTCCAAATATCCCTCCGGGGAAAATATGGAGGGGGCGGCGATGAGGGTGGGGGGCCTA